GGAAAATCTTTCCACCTTTTCCAGATAAAGCAGATGGTTGTGAGGCAATAGAGATATTGTCAGAAATACCAAATTCCTTTTTCTTCCTTTCAATTCTTCCACCCATTTCAGCGACAGTTATTCTTCCATCTCGATTAGTATCAAGAGGTGCATTTGAAGAATATTCTCTAGAAGGTGAACTATAAAGAACTTTATTAGGATCACCAGATGCATATGCTGGAGCAAACACAGTCGAATATAATTGTCCAGCTCCTGCTCCCTTTTTTAAATTCCAATTTTCAAAATACTTATCAACATACTTCATCTGCTCAGCTCTACTCATTCTCTTTAATGCTGCTTGAGTAGTTCCAACAGATTTTGCACTAGCGGCACTAAATTGAATTAATCCAACATGAGTTCCATTATCAGCTGCTGGATTAAATCCACTTTCGGCAGCAATTACTCCTAACAAATCTCCTTCTTTGATTCCATATTTTTGAGATACTCTTTTAACTTCTGCTAAAAATGCCGCATCATTGCCAATTCTTTTTTGAGCCACTCCAGACAGTCCTGCCGTTGCATATACTCCAGGTCCTTGTTCTTCATAAGCATCTGGAGGTGGTTGTTCAGGTTGTTGTGAAAAGGGTGTAGTAACCAAACTAAAAGCTTCTTGAATTTGATTACTCATACTTCCAACAGTGCTGTTCAACTCATCCATAGCTTTTCTAACACGTTTTGATGTGTCAAAGAAATCAAAGGATGCAATATTTTGTGCAACAGATCCAAGAATATTCCAAGTTCCAGTAAATATATTGATCATATTTTTTAGAAATCCACCAGCAATTTCTCCTGCCCTTTGAACTCTACCAATAAATTCCTTACCCCAAGCAATCCACTGTGGTAAATTTTTCATTAACCATCCAGCAGTAAGATAACCAAGAAATCCCAATAGTCTCCCAAAAAGTCCTTTTGAAGTGTCTGCCTGAGCTAATTGTCCTGCACCTCCTTTCGTAACTATATCAGGAGACTCCAATTCATCTTCCAATTGTTTCCTTCTCTCATATTCAACTCTTCTATCTCTAATCATTTTTGTTTGAGCAAAAGCGTCTCTTTTTACTTTTGTATTTCTAAAAACTAATTGAGTAACATTTCGAATTGATTTTCCAGCATCTGTAAGTCCCTTACCAATTTGGCGAGAAACTCCTGTTATTCTTTGTGTATTAATTGCTGGGGATATGACTGCCATTTTCTTACATTACTACATTGTAGTTTAATTGGGAATATAAAACATAAAAATTGTCAGTGTTTCCAGGAGAGATTAGTGGAACATCACTAATTGGACCTGAAGAAGCAGAAGATTGTGGTGTAGGTGCTTTTGACTGTCCACCAGTCAAAATAATATTTGGTTTTGCTTCAGGTAAAGTTCCGATTGGTGTTTGTTCTTTTGGTGGTGCTTGAATATTTGCAGTACTATAACTAGCAGGAGAAGCTCCTTGCATTCCTTGCTGATAAGACTCTAAATTAGGTGTTCCAGGAGAAGCAGATTGTAATAAACTTTGCGATGATACAGAGAATGTATTATTTTGATCAACATTAAATTGCATTGGCACTGTTGATATTGCAGGAGTCTGTGGTTGAACTACTGCTGGTGCGGGAGTTGTTGCTGCTGGCGCTGCAGCAGGCGGCGCTGGTGTTGGTGTTGGTTTACCAGATACTGCAGTAGGTGTTTGTGGTTTATCTTTTTGAGTCATTCTATAACCTTCCAATCCAAGTCTTGCGATCGCTGCTGGAGTCCCAACAAAAGGAAGCATCGATGCTGCACTTAAGGCTGCTCCACCATAATCACCCCGACTAAGATCATATGCTGTTCCAAGACCTCCAGCGACTATATTAAAACCTGGTACAAATTTACCAGCACCTTTAAGAAAATTTCCTGCTCCTCGAAGTAATCCACCACCTCTTCCAATATTAGACATTCTCGTCATTAAATTTACATCACCAGTGATAAGAGGTCTTGCACCTGCTCCCGCTCTTGCAGCATTTGCAGCCGCTGATCCTGCTCTTGCTCCACCCCCAAATATTCTAGCCAATGCACCACCGGCAGCTCTAAATGGAGCTAAAACAATTCTTGCTGCCATTCCTGCTATTCTTAAAGTTAATCCCGTAATCGTTCTCATTAAGAGACCAAATCCAAGATTAATTGCTGCAAATGCTCCTAAAGAAAATAGAAGGTTTTTAATAAGTGAATTTTTAATTTCTTCTAGTCTTTTAGTATTACCAGAAGTGTATGCCTTTAAAGTTTCAATTCCTTGATTTGTTAACCACCCAAAGAATAAAGTTGTCATCGCACCCATGATGCGTTCAAATAATCCACCAATTTTTTGTTGAAGATTTATAATTGGTTTGGCAAGGGCACCCGCAATTCTTCTCTCAAGTAAATTTTCTCTTCCCTCTCTTATTTTTCTTTCATTTAATTTTCTTTCTGCTTCTTGCTGATCCTTAATATTTTTTTGCTCTATCGCACTTTCACCTTGAATACTTTTTAATAAATTATTAATATTAGTACCAAGATCTCGAACATTTACGCGAACGACATCCAGTATTGGTTGAATAGCACTTACAGATTGTTGAGTTTGTTGAATCTGTAAATTTTGTGCTCTATCAACCAAATTGGTTTGAGGTCTTACAACTATAGCTCCGCCACGCTCTGTCGCTCCACCACCACCGCCACCAAATCCAGATACTCTCGTACTTCTAAATATTGCCTTTCTTCTTTCCGACGACAAATAAGATCCCGTGGTAGGATCAACCCCAGTTTGTGCTATTGTAAAGGGATCAGCCATTCGATTGGTTCTTTAGATTTTCTTCTTCGATATATTGTTGGAGAAGAGTAATATAAACTTCCCTTTCCCAAGGAATCATATTTTCCAACTCTGTTAATGAATATTTATGGTGCTGAATGAGAGCAAAGTTAGTTTTGTAGTATGACGCAAGATCTTCATGCGCCATTGCTAGGCGAAAAAACTTGTTAGTCCCTCCAGAACAACTTCACTTTCTACTCCAGTATTTGGGTTTTTAACCGTAAGTACATGAGAAAGTTTAGGCATCGTTTCAAAGAATTTTTCAATTTCTTTAAATTGATGGGATGTTAGTTGCTCAAGAAAATCTTTCAACTCTTTTTTTGTCGAGTCAGATGCTGCCCACGATTCTTCTTCACTATAAATTTGTTCGATACAAGAACAAATCATATCAAAAGTATCATCAACAGAAATTTCACTACCAGCAGTAAAATTATTTTTAATAAACTCCTGCATTGATGGATATCTCATTCTCAAAGTTAAAGTATCATCAAGTTTAATATCTCTAGAGTGATCTTCTCTAAAATTTACTTTGATTTCATCAAGATTAACGCTCATTGGAACTTGCGTCTTCTCATCATCTGGACATGTAATTAAAATATCGACATTTTCTCCAACTGATTTACCACGAATATTCAAAAACAAATACTCAATATCAAACGTCGCTAAATCATCAACTTTAATACCACGTGTAATAATACAATTTGTAATTACTGTTTTAACTGCTTCAGCAATTTGCTTTGGATCCTCGCTCTCCATCGCAAGAATCAGAATTTTTTCTTCTTTAACTAAAAATGGGCGATACTTAACAACTTTTTTTAATGAAGGGACTTCCAACTCATATGTTGGAGTAGAAATTTTTGGTAAAGGCATAATGACCTATAGAACTTCAGTAAAATTATTTAGAATAGAGATTCGGAGTTTGCTTGAGAACCTAATGGATTTTGAGACAATGAAGTTGCCGACGCTTGTAATTCGGTAGTATTATCCACCCCAAATTTAGCATTTTGGAAAACATCATCTGCAGATGAAATATTTTGTTGATCTGTTTGACTTTGAGTAGGATTTTGATTATTGCTATCACCAAGGACTGACTGACTAAATGTGCTTGTTTTTCCTGCAATATAACGATCATAAGAAAATGTTGTCGATACTTTTAATGTATCAGAGTTTAAATAACTGACTTGCAGAGAACCAATATTTTTTGGATAAAATCCACGAAAATTATATTCAATTTCTTTTTGATAATCTCGATCAAATTTGACAATTTTAACAGAATTTGCTTTATAATTATCAGGGTATTGCATCCTGATAAAATAACCTTCCTGATTTTGATTGATAACTGGAGTATTGCTTGGATCATCATGAACAAACGATCCACTTGCAATATATTCCATCCAAGTTTCTAAAAATAAAAGCATCTTATAGTTTTTATCAACGTAAAATTCGAGTGTTATATCATCATATTGTCTCGTATGGACAAATTTTTCTCGAATGCCCATGAAGTTTGACACTTCATTTGAAGCTAAATTAGTTGTTGGTAAAGATGCACTATAACAAAGAAGTCCTGCATTATTGTATATAAAACTACTATCAATACCTTTTTTTAAAAGATAACCGCTTAATTTATCTGGAAGCGAACCAAACTGAACTTCATAATGAGAAGTTTGCGCTAGATTTGTTAAGATTGGTTTGATATCCGATATTCTACGGGGACTTACTGCCACTCTAAATACCTTATATGAGTCTTATAGTATAAGTATTTAGATGTCTTATAAAGGAAAATATAAACCATCATACCCAAAAAAGTATAAAGGAGATCCAACAAATATCATTTATAGATCACTTTGGGAACGTAGATTTATGGTCTATTGTGATACAAATGAAAGAATATTAGAATGGGGGAGTGAAGAAGTATTTGTTTGGTATAAATCACCCATTGATGGCAAAGCACATAGATATTTTCCTGACTTTTACATCAAAGTTCAAGAAGCGACTGGTTCAATTAAAAAATATCTAATTGAAATTAAACCACAAAGACAAACAGTTCCTCCAACAAAACCTCAAAGACAGACAAAAAAATATATTAGTGAAGTTTATGAATATGCCAAAAATCAATCAAAATGGGAAGCAGCAAGAGAATGGTGCGCTGATCGTGGATATGAGTTTAAAGTCATCACAGAAAACGAACTCGGTATCAAATAATGCCAAGAAAGACACTCCAACAAAGAAGTAAAGATTATAATCGTATTTCCAATCTCGTAAAGAATTTAATTGGAATAGAAAGTGCCGATGATCTAATGATTGAATTGATGAATATTATCCCAGAAACCAAATCCCCCCCAGTCGCTGGTAAGTTTTATATTTTTGTTTATAATGCCAAAACTCCAAATATGAGATATGATCAAAATCCCCTTGTAGCAGTAACAGACGTTTATAAGTGGGGATTTAAAGGTTTAAATTATCATTGGGGAGAGGTTAGACAATATACTTGGGATGAAGTAGCGGGAGGAATGTATGAAGTTTATAAAAATGAAATTGAAGATCTAAGAAGATTGCCTTTTGGGAATATTAGAACT